CGTATAGCTCATCTCACCACCGGAATAGATGATATTTTAGCATTTGTTGCCGTGTCGCCCTGCGGTATTAATTCCAAATCCCAATATTCATTAACTACCCATGTAGTTTCCGGAAACCTGACATATATTCCAGATGCAATAGAAAATCTGATTTGATTGTTGTCGTCATCCTTTGTTTTTTGCAAAGTCAAATCCCAATTAGAGCCTTGATCATAACTGACTTTATAAGTAGCCGTACCTAATGCTCCGCCGGTATCAATCTGGATTCTCCAAACCATTGGCTTATTTCCTGAATACGGCCCAAAAAATATAGGCTGGAAATCTACGGTATTGGATGAATATGGATTAACGTTAAAATTCTTTTCACCCGTTTCTCTGACTGATATTTGGTCTTGCAAAACAATTTCACCATCCATCAATAAGTTAAGCAGGCCCTTAGATTCGCCTTCTCCCGGATCCGGATTCCAGACCTGCTTGTATAACATCTTAGCGTCTTTACAATCAGCATCACGTCTCGAAACAACTAACCAGCAAGTAAGTAAAGCAGTTACCCTGACAATATCATATTCATAAACCGCAGTATTATGTATTTGCTGTGACCTCGGAACAAGCGGAGTTTCATATTTATTATTCAGCCTGGCATCCACCATCTGCTGCGCCCGGTCTCTGGACTTAGTTAATAACCCGTCCCAATCTTCACCAATGTAAATAGTATTTGCCGATGGATTACCATCTGCTGTAATATGAATATAAAGTATGTCAACATCAGCTGAATAGTAATACTTTCCAGCATCCGGGGAAGTATCTGTATCAAGAGTGTATTGTGCTCCATCGACAAATACCGCAGCAACATTACCAGTGAAAGCCTTAGAGTAAACATTTGATGCCTCACTCGTCCAACTTTCAACTCTTTCCCTTAACTGGTATTTTTCCAGTCCTGGAAATACTTCTTCCAGATCCGTTGTTATGCTACAATAATCAGCCATTAGTGCATACTCTTTGTTTCTTTAGCCGCGTCATTATCTGATTGTGTAGTTCGCCGCATATCCTGATAGTATTCAAGCAGTGCCGGATAAGCAAAATTCCATTTACTGTCGATACTATCACATGACACGCCTTCTAAATCCAAAATAACTTTAATAAATTCAGGCGGCAATACTTTAGACACACTTCCAAGATAAACGTTAACAGCTGTCCACTGGATATCATCTGTCGTGTACGTCCCGGACGTGGTGTCAACTAAAGTTGTCGCCGTTGTTGACCAATTAATATTACTGGCAGTTATTCTTGAACCATCATTCGGATGATAAATTAAATTACCCGGATACGCTTTGACTGTGTAGTAAACAGAATCAGCCGCATTCTCCAAATCCCACCTATACCAAAAAGTCCCATAATATAATCTGGTAGAATTGCTGTAAACTGTTGCAACCGTAGAGCCGCTTTGTGCAATAGAATCCACTCCCGTATCTATTGAATCGTCATAACCCGTTCCCATGAATGTATATATCTCATTAACGGTTAGCGGGTGCCAATCCATGTAATAATAATCCTGCATATCAAAAACAATCGTCACCGTCCCGTTTGAATCTAAATCAGCCGAGCCCGTTTGAGTATATGCAGTCCCCGCGGCCGAATAACCCCAGGTATAGTTAATCTGCTGTGCCTGCACTGCTATAAATAACAACAGCACAAACATAATTAATAATTTTTTCATTTAATATCCCCTTGCACTTGATCTGCTAAATTTTAAAGAATCTGCACTGGCGCCCGGATTAAGAATTATTTTCATTCTATCAAATACATCCCACCAAAGTTCTCCTGCCGGATGATAATTCCATGGAGTCTCATCATTTACATAGCTCGAATCAATAGTCCCTAAATAAATCGAATCTACTGCAATAGAGTCTTTAGGGACTCCCCAATTACCGGCCCCGCTTTGAAACTTTGCATATACTGCAATGTCCTTAGCAACAGAGCCTCCGTTGGCAACTGTATCAGATTGAATAGTTATAACCACCACCCCTTCAATGGTACCAATCTGGATTATGTTTGAATTCAAGTTTGCCGCTGATAGAATCGTATCACTGCCAGCTGTAAACAATTGATTCGGATAAGTAAGATTAGTATTCTTTTTTTCGCCGCCGGTCAAGAGCAAAGGCAATACTAAAAGCAATACAATATAAATCCTTTTCATGTTTTCTCCTTTAATACAGGGTTTAAAGGATTTGTTAATTTTGTAAAGACTTCCCATTCATCAATTATATACTCTTTGCCTTCTACAAATTTATAATCCTTTGCACATAAACGTACCGAGCGGCTCACCAATGCAATACACTGTCGAGGCTTGAACCTTTTTGTTGGTTCTGCAGGTGTTTTATTATTCTCTGCTTCGGCAATAACCTGTTTCGACTTACCGCCCGATATTCTATGCATCCCATAACGTTTCATTATCCGACAACCTCTACCATTTTATGCATTGGATTTGTCAGCTTTGCAATTATCTCTGGAAGAACCGTTTTTCCAAAGCGTTCTGAATCTGGGTTTTTGTCAACAAATTTTTTGCTGTCCAGTTCATAAACCACACCGACTTTAACTTTCTGCCCGCCTTGCTCTACCAGTTCAGTTTTAAAATCAAACTGATAACCGCATAGATCAGCAGGCAAAGCTCGGATAGTCCGAATCTTGACTTTGTAGGGCGAAACATCATTAATCGTTTTGATTATTTTCGGCCCCGGCCCATTCCTCGGCGTTCCCTGAATTGTTGTATCTGTTGTTTCTTTTATTTCTGCCATCCTGTAACTCCTTAAATTAAAAGGGGCTGGTTAGCCCCGATTATTATGTATTTGTGCCGAGTGAACTTGCGGCAGTCACGACATAGTGAGCGTTTGTGTCTACCAATCCATACGCAAACACACCATACCAACCGAAATCCAGAAAACGGGCCAAATTATCAAATGGCCCCGAAAGCAGGCCGTGCGGTTCTTCAGATTCGGAATAAGCAAAAGCGCCGTTTCCAAAGAACTGAGTATGATAAGAATCAACAGCCGCATTACCAGCATCTGCATTTATAGTTACCAGCGGACTGTCTATTACTCTGTGGCCGCCAAACATTCCGACTTCATTTGCCAGAACGGAATCAGCATCAGCGTAAAGAGCATTTTCAGTCCAGCCCTGCGTGCCTGTTTCTGCTCTAAGATCGTATAAAATATCGTCATGTGATACTGCCCAAAACGGGCCCTGAATACCTGTTCGTCTGAATTTATTAATCGGACGTTTCCAGTCTGCAGCAGTCATTATGTCCGAAGCCGTTAAAGATGATTCTGCGGCCTGGGTTACGATTATCTCGTTTGTCCCTGCTTCTCCAGCTAAAATCATAATATACTCAATAGACTCACGCATGTTATTTGCAACCAATCGAGCGGCGGCCAGATTCGGGATCCCGCCGGACTGCAGATTTGCCAGCTTTGTAGTCATTACAGGTTTACCATACTCAAGCGGGGTGATGGTAAATGCAGTGTCGCTCATTGCTTCCCGTGTTGCCTCGGTATCTTCTGTCAGTGCGGATGATACCTTTGTTAATTTGGTATAGATTGGGAAGCTGTGGGTTTTGACCATCCCTTCAAATTCACGATCAGCAAGACTTGCCAATCCTTTTGTTAGTGTGTACTCGGCAGAAATTAAAAACTCTAATTCATACGCTGTAATTAAATGAGCGTCCAGAGCTGTGGTATCACTCATATTTGTTTTAAAAGACATCTAAAACCTCCATGTACATTTACGCCAAGACTTTACTTTTGCTGTTTTCGAAGACCGGCATATCTAATCACAATACGCTGTCTTTCCTGCGGAGTCTTGGCATCTTTTAATTCTTTCCGTTCCTGTTCGTCAAGGGTGCCGCTGTCTCCAGACGGCCCTTTACCCCATTCACCAGGCCCGGCCTTTTGTTGTTTTAATTGTGCTATCAAATCAAGCTTTCCGTCCAAAGGCATCTGATCGATTAAAGCCTTATGCCCTTCGTCAAGGTCTTTCATTTCAATCTCGACCTTTTTAAGCAGCGCGGCCTTGCGGGTTTCTTCTTTATCATTAAAGCCCTTGATCAAATTATCCTTCTCAGTAGACGATTGTGTTAATTCATCATTCTGTTTTTTAAGCCTGTCAACTTCTGATAGGTCTGCATTTTTACGCTCTTCTTCTTGCGCCTCAAGAGCGTCGAGGCGTGTTTGCAATTCTTTTGATTTCGTGTCAGCTTCACGCCTTGCGGCTGCGGCTGCACTGTCCAACTGCTCCTTTGTATAATTCACCGGAGGAGTTACCGGCGTAATTTCTCCGTTTGCGCCCGGAGTGGCGGAACCTTCGTACATATTTAATCCTTTTTGTTTATCCGACTCTAATTTTTACATTTTTTATTGCGTTAAACTGCTTGTCCACATTATCGCCCAGCATATCGACTATCCGATTCCATTCTTTATCGGGAATATCGTTGATCACATCCCTGCCGGCTTCTGCCTGCCATTGTACAATCTGGGCTCCCTCTCCCGCCCAGGTTAGTTCGTAATAATCTGAGCCGTGTTTGCCAAGCTTGAAATTCGGCCCCATTGTAATACCCCGGAGCCTAAACTGCCTGCGGCTTATCTTTTCGCCTGAGGTAGTTAATGATATACCGCCTAAACCCTTATGCCTTCCACCTTTTCTCGGCCCCCGCTTAATCCGCATATCCCGTTCAAGTGCTTCTATGTAGCCCTTAGAATATTTAGGGAATTGCTTACCGTCTTTATCGTGCCCCTTCTCAGTTACCCGATCCTTGAATAAAGCAAGGTGTTTTGCCTGGACGTTCTTAATAACCTTCGGATCAAAGAACTTTATCTTTTCAATATTCATTGACTTCATTCTATATACCTGTATTTTTCCCAAGCCTCAATTAAATCAAAGTAAATTTCATCTATACTTTTTTCTTCAAACAAACCATCAATGTCATGTACCTGTGATTCAGCCGATCCCATGTATGTAATATAAACTACTCCATGAGTCTCACTTAGTTTATCCAAATTTATAGAGACAATCTTGCCCAAATCAATAGAACAACCATTCCAAAGTTTTTTAATTGGTATACTCAAAACAAGCTCTTTTCAAATGGTTTATTATCAGGCGTAAACTTTGTACCATCGCCATGTTCTTTTAATACATCTTTGTTCGGCGTTTCATAATCCTGCTTGGACCAGCCTTCGCCCTTCAGGATAAATGGACAAGTCTGATATAGCCGCCTTGTCAAACCGCCGCACCTGCATCTGAAATTATCAAGCTCATTCAGTTCGATGTTTTCTGTTATATTTGCACAGTTTGTGCAGCGTACGTCAATTAACGGCATCGTTCTCCCATATTTCACCAATAATTAAACCTTTTAAATAGTCCAAGCTAAGACAACCGTCAACGGCGTATTCTTTGCCCCTTGAATTTATAGCATGTACTCGATTGACGTTAACCTTAGAATTAATATATCCAATAAAATTAAACCCATATTCACTACCCAAACAGACTTCTTTAATACATGATTTACTCATATCCCCTCCACAAAAGGCACCCATTCATGCCTGCAGTTATACCCGCCACGAGTTATAAACGGTGTCCGGCTTGCGTTAATTTCAGCCATTGTCCAGCCTGTTGACTGTCTCGGGTCTTGCATCGTGGCAAGACAGTCATCTCTCGTTTTATTATCATTCGGCCCAAAATAGTAGTACTTATCAATTCCGGCCTCTTCGAACATATCCTTCTTAATTACTGCATCAGAAATCCACATCCCCGTGAAGGCTTCTGTGTTTAACCTGCGGCCCATTGTACTAAACAACTCTTCCAAGCCTGTAGTGATTTCCTTTAAGCTGGCACCGCCAATCTCAGATTGTAAACCAAACTTCTGTATATCAGCAACATAAAAATCATTTATCCCGGTCAGCTTCGATACATTGTTATCCCTCAGCAAAGCATAATCCCTGATCGCTCTCTTAGTCGGCGCAAAGCTTATACCTAATTCGCCGGCCATATCCTTACTGAATCTCAGCACTGCCTGATGACGTACAGCCCATCCTTCAGCGATTTCATCAAAATCAGCCATCACACTTTTAATAATGCCATCAGCAAATACACCCTGGCGAAAGAATTTGGCAATAGCTGTCCTGGCCTGCATCGAATAGGAATTAAACTCACTATCGAAAGCAGTAAGAAGCTTGTCAAGGGCCGCGCCTTTTTTATTTATTATATCATTCAGCGCCATTTGGTTCCGTCAACTTTTTAAGTTCATCGTCTAATGCCCGATCCCTGGGTGAAAGTTCCGTGTTTATTTCTTTAGTCTCTTCATGTCTCTGTTCAGCATCTTTTCTGTTCAATCCTTCCTTCAGCATGATATAATCGATTATAGATGCGGCGTTGTTTTTAATTTCCCAATCCCACTTTTCACGCTGTTCTGATTCATTTACCGGAAATTCTATTTCTTGGAAATCAACAATTAACTTAGTATTTTTTTCGCGCTTAGGAAGCCCAATTGATTTATATCCCCGCGTTCCTTTAAACTGTTCATCCTGTGCTTGGATCACATCGTAAATCTCGTCTTCCTGCATTTCAGCCCATTCAACATCGTCCTGCCGGGTTTCCATCAAACCGATATTCTCAACTAATAAAGCAAACCCGCTGGCGGGATTACCCTTCTGCGACCACTGCACTTTTAAATCATAATTGCCGGATATAAATTCAATTTGCCTTGAAATAGAATCAAGCAGCTCAATTATCTTGGGATTAAAATCCAGAACCCCGGGCAGCATATCCGACTCAGAAAACAAAGCGTATTTATCCGCCCCGACCTCCATTTCTTTAACATCGTCTTTCCTTGCTCCAATAATATACGGCTGAGAAAAAGCTTGATTATGCTGTGAATAAATAAGATCGCACCATGTTACATTTATCGCTTGGTTTGCCAAAACAATATCCATAGGCGGATCAGGCCAGTATTCACTTACTGCTTCTTTTTTTCTTAGTTCAACAAAAGGCAGCCGGCCGAATGGGTTTTTCATATCGTCATATTGTCCAGACGGATCCGGTTTCCTATTTCCGTCATTATCATGCCAGTAATAAAATTCATCACTCCAAAACATAAACCATTCTTTATCTTCGATCCTGTTTTTATCTGTGATAGTTGTATCTCTCTTAACAGGAATCGAATAAGCAAACGGCCTTAGCGGATCACCTTCTTTAAAGTATGGAATAAAATCAAATTCATACCATGAATTCCAGCAATTATTATACCACATTGGACGATATAATATATTAGACATTGCGTTCTTATATCGCTCTGCTGTCTTATAGCCGTTTCTTAATGCCTTGTTTTCACTCATTAAATCGCTGAAAGAATTATCTTCTTCTCTCCCGGCGATTATCTTCCTGCCCGGCGGTCGTTTATAAACAAGGCTGGTTTTCTTTATGATCTGTTCCATTAAATTTATAAACGGCTTTGGTATCTTTACCGGCCTATCTTTAAATCCATAGTTCTCAAGATACTCGGCTTTATTCCCGCGCCCCTCAAAAAAATCAAGTGACATGCCCCGGTTAAGTTCGTTCTGAGCTTCGTTCGCTTTTAATACTTCAGCAATCGTTTCCTTTACCATCGTCCCGGCAGGATTCAAATCGCTGTTAATTGTCATAATCCCTGACATATTAATTCCTTATGCTGCAATATACACCTCCCGCTCTTTCACCGGCCAGTTATATGTAATTAAATAGCCAAGACCATCTGAGATATGTTTTAAGCCCTTCTTTTCCTGATCCCTGTTTAAGCGGCCGTCAGACAAGGCCTCTACTTTGTTAAAATCATTAACAGTTTTTGGGCACGTCTCAGGGTTTACTTTATATCTGATATTATCACGTTTCTTTACCAGTGAATTAACAGCGTTCACCCGATCTATTTGAAACGGGTTTCCCGCCCGCGCAGTTACCTTGAAACCAGCCCTTCTCAACAACGCTAAGTCGGACTCGTTTGCGTTTGAAGTCTCTCTTTTACCTGTTGAATCCGGGAATATTTCTATGCCTGTATCTGGGTACCTGTCAAGCAGTGTTTCAATAACTCTGCTTGTACGGGAGCGGTTTTGATATATCTCTGCAAACTGTTCGTATGTGTCGCCTATAATATGCCCTATCGTTGCTGTCATTGGATTAATATTAAAATCCATGCCTACGTGTATGCGATGTCCGGGCCTCTGTTGAACCATTGCTAAATTATGCTTGCCAAACTCTACATAAGCCAATCCTTCATAAGTCTCGAACGATCCTTCATACTCCTGCTTAAAAGTGCGTTCGTCCAGGTCAGCTTTTGCAGATGCTATCTCACCAGCAGAAAGTACGTCAGAACTAAACCAATGATAATAGGCCCACTCTGGAAAACCGTCTTCATTCAAAAAGTCTTTATCTGTATTCTCAGCAAACGACCCTATACCCGCCTTGGTTCTCGGTAATACACCATTAGCTGACCTAAGCGCTAAATCGTAATAATGATTCATGCCCTCGGGTACACCATCCAAATAAGCAAATCCATTTGTATCCGATAAAACAGGTCTTATATTCTCCGGCCATGCTTCAGCCTTTACGTTACCGATCTCAGTTATATGACACCCATTCCAGGGCTGGCCTTCAATTCGTTCCGGTTTATCTAATCCAACCACGTGAATTTCAGAGCCGTTAATAAGCTTAACCATCATTGCAGTTTCACTCTTATCAATTCGGATTAAGGCTGTATTCTTCTTGAGATCGTTCCAAAATATGTT